GATAAGCCGGCAAAGCTGAAATCCCTGAATGGTGTCAGTATCGTCTGGATAGAGGAGTGTTCCGAAGTCAAGTATGCAGGAATCAAGGAGATTCTGGGACGTCTCCGTCATCCGACCCTCAGCAATCACATTATTCTGTCCACAAACCCTGTCAGCAAAAGCAACTGGGTTTACAAGTATTTTTTTCAGGACAAGGCAGCCGGCTACAAGGTGTTGGATGATGAGGAACTGTATCAGAACCGAATTATGGTGGTCGGCAACACGTACTATCACCACAGCACTGTGGATGACAACTACTTTGTACCGGCGGATTATATCGAGCAGCTGGACGAGCTGCAGCAGCATGATCCAGACTTGTTCCGGGTGGCCAGGAAAGGGCGCTTTGGTATTAACGGAAGGCTGGTGTTCCCGCAGTTTGAAGTACGTACCGAAAGAGAAATTGCTGAATGCATAAAGGTGATTACCAATCCGATTGAAAAGAACGGAATGGACTTTGGTTTCGTGACCTCCTATAATGCTGTGGTACGAATGATGATAGACCACGATAATAAAATTCTTTATCTGTATGACGAATATTATTCCAGAGATAAGACAGACCCGGAGATTGCGCAGGACATAGAGAAATGGAAGGGCATACTTATAAAGGCTGACTGCGCAGAACCAAAGGCAATCCGATATTACAAACAACAGGGATTCCGGATGAAGCCCTGCAAGAAGTTCCAGGGGTCCCGGGAGGTGTACACCAAAAAGGTCAAGCGGTTCAGGAGTATTGTATGCTCAGACCGATGTCACAACATCATCAATGAGCTGAAGGAATTGACATTTGCCGTGGATAAGGATGGGGAAATCATTGAGGATGAATTCAATATTGACCCCCATACACTATCCGCTATCTGGTATGGACTGGATGATTACGAGGTATCAGACCTCAAAGGAGGCAGCATATCGGTCTTAAAGTAAAGGAGGTGGTGAGATGCCACAGGCCATGACGATTGATATTGTAAAGGAACTAATAAAGAGCTATTCCGCAGGGCACCGACGTTTTGTCCGGGAGTCCAAGGCGGCAGAACGGTATTATGAGAATAAGAATGATATTCTTTTTGGTATAGGGAAGAACCGGGACAATGACCCGCTGAGAAATGCGGATAACCGGATACCGCGGAACTTTCACGGCCTGCTGGTCAACCAGAAGGCTGCTTATATGTTTTCAGCGCCGCCGCTGTTTGATGTGGGAAATGAAAAGGCGAATAGGCAGATAGCAGACCTGCTGGGGGATAAATACGCCAAGGTATGCAAGGACTTATGCATAAAGGCCTCAAACTGCAAGGTGGCGTGGCTGCACTACTGGAAGGATGATGATGGGCAATGGAAGTATGGGGTTATTGACCCAAAGCAGATTATCCCAGTCTATTCCGCGGACTTGGACCGCCAGCTGGATGCCGTGCTGCGGAACTATAAAACCAGGGATGTTATTGACGGTAAGGCCATCTATGTGTGGGAGTATTGGACGGCAGAAAAATGCTATGTGTATAAAAAGAAAAGCAGTTCCATTTCTGAAACAGGGTTGGAGCCGTATAACGTGTATGAGCTGACCGGCTCCCCGGATGAGAGTGTGGAGCAGACGAATGTGTTTGAGCATGGTTTTGGAGAGGTGCCATTCATCCCATTTTATAACAATAATATCCCCACAGATGATTTAACCAACATAAAGCTGCTGTCAGATGCCTATGACAAGGTATTCAGCGGCTTTTTAAATGACCTCGAGGACACGCAGGAAATCATATTCATACTGACTAACTATGGGGGCCAGGACCTCAAGTCTTTCATTGCGGAACTGAAAGAATACAAGGCAATTAAGGTGGAGACTGACGGCTCTGGAGGGGGCGGTGGTGTGGAGGCCTTGACTATCAGTATTCCGATAGAGGCCAGAGAGAAATTTCTGGAGATTACCAGGAAAGCAATCTTTGAACAGGGAATGGGTGTGGATCCGGATCCGCAGAAGTTTGGAAATACCTCTGGGGAAGCACTGAAATACCTGTACTCCCTTTTGGAGCTGAAGGCGGGCCTGATGGAGACGGAGTTCAAGCTGGGGTTTGGCCGGTTGGTACGGGCCATATTTCATCATCTGGGGGCCGAGTGTAAGCAGATAACGCAGACATGGACCAGGACGGCCATCCGGAGTGAATCGGAACTGGCTGACATCGCTACAAAAAGCACGGGCGTCATCTCCCATAAGACCATTCTTAAGAATCATCCATGGGTGGAAAATGCAGAGGAGGAAGAAAAGCAGCTGAAGAGGGAAGAAGATGAAAATGCGCAGAAGGTAGATTTGTACCAGCAGGCATTCAAGCAGCAGGGAAAACAGGAGGAAGAGGAAGGCGGTGAAGGGGATGAGACTTAAATCAGTCTGTATTAATGAGAAGGAGCAGATTTTCCTGGATGGGATAGAAGTTAATAATGTGACAGATTACAAATTAGAAAACTCCGCCGGGTCAAATGAGCCAGCGAAGTTGACGGTGACGATGTTGGTTAATGTAGACCAAGTTGGCTCTGTATTGCAGAGGTGACTACACCAACAGCGATCTCTTTTAATGCATGTAAAGACTCAGAACCAACGGATTTGGCAATAACCTTGGTTTTATTCCATGTAGTATCAGAACGTATATCAGCTAAAAACTAGTGGCCTGGATAGGTTAAGTTAAAGATTTTCCATACCCGCGGTGTTGTGTGTCCCATTATATTTATTGCTGTGGCATTAAGAAATCCTGCATCGATGAGCTGGAGGCAATGGTAGTTCAACTCGTCCTCTGAATAGTTAGGAAGTTTGTTACAAAGTTCGGACATTGAATAAGCGGTATCATATTCTATTGATTCAACTGTAATTAAAATATTGCGGATACAGTCCGAATTTAGGCGCATAGAAACCTCCTTTTCTTACTCCGTACTTTTCGTCAGAATTGGCGTAAAGTCCTCGTTCTTTAGTGTTTGGGTAGCCCTGATAAAGATATTATAGACCAGAAGAAAACGAAAAGCAATGAGAGGAGGTGTGCCCCACGGCTAAAAATACAGACTATTGGGGAAAACGCATGGCTTCCCTGGAGGATGACCAGTACCAGCGCAGCGCAGCCTATTACAAGGATGTCCAGCGCCAGTACATAAGAGCCACCAACAGTATCCAGATGGACATTGGCCGGTGGTACCAGCGCCTGGCAGACAACAATGACATCAGTTATGCGGGTGCCAAGAAGCTGCTTAAGAAGAATGAGTTGGAGGAGTTCAAGTGGACGGTCGAGGATTACATAAAAGCCGGAGAGGAAAATGCAGTTGACCAGCGCTGGATGAAGGAACTGGAGAATGCATCCGCTCGCCACCATATATCCTACCTGGAGGCAATGAAGCTTCAGATGCAGCAGCACGCAGAGCTGTTATCAACGGAGTTCGAGGGGGGCATGACGGATTACCTGCATAAGGCCTATGGGGAGCAGTATTACCGAACCGCTTTCGAGGTGGCGAAAGGGACCGGGGAGGGAACCAATCTGGCCCGGCTGGATGACAGGAAGATAGAAGCTGTCATCAAAAGGCCATGGGCGCAGGACGGGGAGGACTTCTCGAGTCGAATCTGGACAAATAAGGATAAATTAGTCAGAAACCTGCATACTGAGCTGACGCAGAACATCATCCGTGGTGAGTCTCCTCAGAAAGCCATAGACAGCTTGTCAAAGACCATGGAGGTCAGTCGGAGTCAGGCCGGGCGCCTCATCATGACTGAATCCGCGGCCATCTCATCGGCGGCTCAAAAGGACTGCTTGAAGGAACTGGGAGTGGAGAAGTATGAGATTCTGGCCACGCTGGACGGCCAAACCTCTGAAATATGCAGGGATATGGACGGTAAGGTCTTTGACATGAAGGATTACAAGGTGGGCATTACAGCACCGCCTTTTCACCCCAATTGCAGGTCCACCACGGTGCCGTACTTTGACGATGAGTTTACAGAAGGGGAACAGCGGGCTGCTAGGGATGGGGACGGAAAGACATATTATGTTCCGGCGGACATGAAGTACCGGGAGTGGGAAAAACAGTTCTTGGTTGAAAAGACATATAATTCTGGTATAATAAAAGAGAAGGGAACCATATATGGGGGTATACCAAAAAATTGGAAGAGGATACATGGAGATGAAGTCCCTCTTAACAGTGTTAATCCGAATTTTAAACATTATGTAAAGAACGGATACAGCGAAAACTGCACAAACTGTGTTTCTGCCTATGAAATGCGGAGGAGAGGGTATAATGTAACTGCAAAGCCAATTAAGGGAAATCATTATTTACAAAGGCATCCAGAGGAAGCCTGGATAAATCCGGAAATACGAGAAACAACGGAAAATGGATTAAATGATATTAAAAGAACATTGAAAGAATGGCAGGACGGAGCAAGGGCAGAGGTATCAGTTAGATGGAAAAATAATGCGAATGGCCATGTCTTTGTTGCGGAAGTAAGGGATAAGGAAGTCCATTTTTATGATGTGCAATCAGGCAAAGAATTTTCAAACGAGATTTTTGATTATGTTCAAGAGGGAAGAACAAAGTTTTGGAGAATTGATAATATTGAGCCATCGGATAGGGGCATAACTGCTTGTGAGGCGGGTGATAAAGATGAAATTTGAAGAAGCATGTGAAGCTGCAATGGAATACTTTAAAACAGGATATGGAGATACCGGATTATGTTCAATTAAGGATTTGGGGGACAGATGGCTATTTAATGGGGCCAACGGAGAAGAAGAGGCGATTTACGGAAAGCAGGGAATCGCAATCGTCAAAGATAGCGGCAAACAGGAGCTGTTTTATCTTCCCGATATAAGTAATTTCAAGCTGTTAGATTCTGCAGTTAATATTGAAATACCTGTGGAATACAGATTATAGAGTACCACCAGTCAGTAATGGCCGGTGGTATTTTATTGTTGCGATATCGCAACGGGAAGGAGTGCTATGTATATAAACAAAGAGGATTACGATATCTATTTCAATGACGAACTGATTGAAGAAGTCATAGACATTGATACACGGGAATTCTTGCGATTAGGTGACAAAGGGATAGGAGAATGCCAGGATATCCTGACGGTGACATTTTTAGGACCTGGAGGAAGGTTGCTCCAGGCGATAGACAGCGCAGAGAAGTTCAGTTTCAAGAGAAAATCGGTGTAAAAGGCACGCAGGTTTATCCTGACGTGTCATTTTTATACTCAGAGAAAGGAAAGAGGACATGAAAAAAGAAGATTTTGTCGCCCTGGGCATCAGCGAAGAGCTGGCGGTCAAGGCAGAGCAGGAATCAAAGAAGGAGTTGGTGGGCTACGTCCCTAAAACGGACCTGGAGGCCCTCAACGCCACAAAGGCCCAACTGGAGAAAGACATCAAGACCAGGGACAAACAATTGGAGGAACTGAAGAAGGCCAGTGGCAGCAGTGAGGAGCTCCAGAAACAGATTACGGACCTGCAGGCAGAGAATAAGGCTGCCAAAGAAAAATATGAGGCGGATATGAAGGAACTGAAGCTGACCACCGCCATCAAACTTGCAATCAGTGACTCCGCCCATGACGCTGACCTTGTGTCCGGACTTGTTGATAAAAGCAAGCTGCTCCTGGGGGACGACGGGAAAGTCACTGGCCTTGAAGAACAGGTGAAGGCACTGAAGGAAGGTAAGGCATTCCTGTTCAAGGATTCTACTCCTGCGGCCGCCAGGCAGGGAAGCGGAAAAACCGGTTATAAACCCAAGGCCGGCGAGACATCAGAGGGTGGCTGGGCCAAGACAGTGGCGGAGAGTCTGAACAAAGAAACCTCAAAAAATCCCTATGCGGATGCATGGGCAACAAAATAGAGAAAGAGAGGAAATGACATGTATTTAGTAAAGAAGACGTACGATAATTCTCCGGAGTTCCTGCGAAATGAGCATTATGAGAACATCACCTGTACGGTACTGGACACCGGGGTGACAGCGGACACCGAGGGAAAGAAGTTTGTTCTGGCAGGCAGTCTGCTGGACAAGGATGGAAAGGTGGTAAAGGTTGCGCGCAGCGGGAGCTCCGGGGCTTATACGTACACATTTTCCACGGAACCCGTTGGCATTCTTTTCGCAACCACTGAGGTCACATACGGACAGCAGGCTGGGGCCCTGATGATTGCCGGTTCCGTCAACACGGAGCGGCTGCAGGGGGAATACCTGGTTGATGCTGTGGACCAGATGGTGGAAAAGATGCCATTTATTAAATTTTTTGTGGATGGGAGCCTGCAGGTCAAGGCTGCCACATCCACAGTATAAGGAGGATTAAGACATGCCAAGAGTAGAAGAATTATTAACACCACAGGAGCTGATTGATTATACGAAAGAAAGGCAGACCGAAGCCTATATGGGTGAGTTGCTTTTTCCGGAACGTAAGACCGAAGCAATGGAAATTAAGATGATTAAGGGTGCGTCCGACCTTCCTGTATCTGCCCATATTCATGCGTTTGATACGGAGACAGAACTGGGCTCCAGAGAAGGCGCTGATTACAGCATGCAGGACCTGGCCCTTATCAAGAGGAAAATCCGCCTGGGCGAGAAGGAAATTATTGCCCTTGAAAGCCCCAGGAATGACCAGGAAGAGGCGGAGATGGTCCGGAAAATTTACAGTGACGTGGATAACCTGGTGGCGGGAGTGAAAACCAGAGTCGAGTGCTTGAGAATGGAAGCCCTGTCCACAGGAAAGCTTTCCATCAATGAGAACGGCTTCAAGGCAAGCATTGATTATGGAATTCCGAGCACACATAAGGCTGATAAGACATGGGGGAGCGGTGACCCCACTATCCTGGAGGATATGGATGCCTTTGTGGACCGGATTGTAAAAGACACCGGGTTCACACCAACACGGGCATTGACATCCAAGACCAATCTGAACCGCATTTTACGGGACCACAGGATACGCGCTGCAATCTACGGTGTGAACAGTGACCGGGTGCTTACCAGGGCGGAGCTGAATGCTTTCCTGGCCCAGCAGAGCCTGCCGCAGATTGCCATTTATGACAAACAGTACCGCCAGCAGGATGCAAAGGGAAAATATTCGTCCGCGCGCTTCCTTCCGGAATCTGCATTCATTATGATGCCGGATGGGAAACTGGGGGATACATTCTATGGCCTTACGGCCGAGGAGCTGGAGCTCCGTAAGAACCCGGATGTGGATGTGTCTGCTATGGGGAATATCGTGGTGGTACAATATGACACGGTAGACCCTGTCGGCCGGTGGATTAAGGCAGTTGCCACGGCCATGCCGTCGTTCCCGTATGCAGACCAGGTATTTATTGCCACCATTTCGTAAGGAGGGGCCATGGACCTAATGAAGCTGAAGGCGTTATTGGGGATACCTGAAGGCGACAAAACACAGGACATCGCCCTGCAGTTCCTTATGGAGGATGTGGATGAGACTATCCGGAACTACTGCAACTTAAAAGCAGTTCCGGCAGGCTTGACCAACACATCATACCGGATGGCAATAGACCTGTACCGGTATGAGCGTCCCGGAGATGGGGAGGCGCCGGCCCGGGTATCATCCATATCGGAAGGGGACACATCCACCAGCTTTACAAGTGTGGCGGATGCCTTATTAGGCGGTATCCTGAAGGATTACCAGGGGCAGCTTAACCGGTACAGGAAGCTGAGGTGGTAGAATGGTAAGTGAGGCAATCAAACGGGCACAGAGGATGCACAGGAAGGCCATAGAGGCCACTTACGATGGAACATGCAGGATTTACGGCATGAAGCCCATAAGAGACCCTGTGACAAAGGTGACGAGGCAGGAGGAGGCCCTTGTACAGGATGGTGTAGCCTGCCATTTGTCTTACTCCAACACGGCGCCGGCGGCTGGCAGTGATACGGTTACGGGTGTGGCACAGACCATCAAGTTGTTTCTGGATCCGGAGCCTGTGGTTCCCCCAGGCAGCCGGATTGAGGTCACCCAGCAGGGCCGGACCGAGAGTTATGCTCAGAGTGGCAAGGCTGCGGTATACTCCTCCCATCAGGAGATTCTTCTGGAGATATGGAAGGAGTATGCATAATGGCGAAGGGAGGAAGTTTTGATTTTCGGGAAATAAAGAAGCTGCAAAAGCAGATAGAACGTCTGGAGGCGGAGAAGGACAAATTTTGTGAGGCCTGTGCGAGAGAATTGGCAGCACGATTACTTCGGAAGATAATAATGAGAACGCCAGTGGGTGACTATTCAGGCGGAAAATATAACTGTAAGGCCAGACAGGGCCCTTCTTTTACGCATCAGAGCTGGAAGCGTAAAGGGATGGTGGGTGGTACATTACGAAGAGGATGGACTACCCAGTCATCAGGCTCTGGCGCAGAAGGCTTGAAATCACAGGGTGCAACCCAATATGCAGAGACCTTAAAAGTCCATCATTTTGCGGATACGTATGTAATAGAAGTCACAAATTCCACAGAGTATGCATCCTACGTGGAATATGGCCACAGAACCGCTAGGGGTAACGGATGGGTTCCCGGACATTTCATGCTTACCATATCGGAAAAAGAAATCAACGACCTGGCGCCGAAGCTGATAGAGAAAAAGCTGGAAGCAAAACTTCGGGAGGTGTTCGATGCTTAATGATATCATGGATGCTGTCACCAGGCGGCTGAATGAACTGTTTGGCGATGGTTATGAAATTTACACAGATGCGGTAGAACAGGGCCTTAAGGAGCCTTGTTTTTTTGTGCAGTTTCTGGAACCGTCTGAAAAGCCGATGATTGGTCAGAGATACTATCGTGAGACGGCTATGTGTATCCAGTACCTTCCTGGCGATACCCCCCAGCCCTCTCGTGAAATGAACCGGACGGCGGACATCCTCATGGACGGGCTGGAGTATATCACATTAGAGGATGGCAGCTTGCTGCGGGGGACCGGCCGCAGTCACAGGACAGAGGATGGCGTGCTCACCTTCTTTGTCAGTTACAATATGTTCGTCATAAAACTGGAGCCACAGGAGGCGTCAATGGAGGGGCTGGAGGCCAACACACAGTTAAGGAGGTTTGGGAATTGAAAGAAACAAAACAGGGAGAAGCAACATTTTTAAAACAGGAACTGTTGGAGGCGGAGTGCTATCAGGGAAAGAAGGACCTGGTGAGTGCCCTGCTGGAAGATGGCAGGAAGTATTCATTGAAAGAAGTGGATGCGGTAATAGATAAATTTATGAAAGGAAAGGTGAAATAAATGTTAGGAGGCGGAAGCTTTACGGTTCAGAATAAAATACTTCCCGGGGCTTATATTAATTTTGTGAGTCCAGCCAGCAGTGTGGCGGTACTATCAGACCGTGGGACGGCGGCAATCCCTCTGGAGTTTGGCTGGGGGCCGGAAAAGGAGGCTTTCATTGTGACAGCCCAGGATTACCAGGAGCGGTGCCAGGAGATATTCGGGTATCCGGCAGATGCGCCGCAGATGTGGCAGGTCAGGGAATTATTCAGGAACCTGACGAAAGGTATCTTTTACCGGCTCAATGGAGGAGTTAGGGCTGCTTGTGATTATGGACAGGCGAAATACAGTGGTGTACGCGGCAAGGACCTGATGCTGGTCATCAGCGCCAATGTGGACGACAGCACGAAGTTTGATGTGAAAACCATGCTCGATAAAAAGGAGGTGGACCGCCAGACCGTGGCAGCGGCATCAGAGCTCAAGGATAATCTGTACGTTGTGTTCAAGAAGGATGCTACTCTGGCAGCAACGGCTGGAATCCCATTTACTGGTGGGACGAACGGGGAAGCGGTGAACGGAGAGGACTATGCACAGTTCTTGGCCAGGATGGAGTCCTATACATTCCAGACATTGTGCTGCCCATCCATGGATGATGCAGTCAAGGCTGTATTTACAGAGTATACCAGACGGATGCGCGACGAGGCCGGCGTGAAGTTCCAAACAGTGATGTACCGGATGGCTGATGCGGACTATGAGGGAATCATATCCGTGGAGAACAAGGCGGCAGAGCTGGAGCAGGGGCTTGTGTACTGGACCTGCGGGGTTCAGGCGGCCTGTGCGGTTAACAAGACCAACGAGAACCGCGTATACGATGGTGAACTCAAGGTGGATGTGGATTACACGCAGGAACAGCTTGCGAGGGCTGTCCGTTCAGGAAAATTCATGTTCCATCGCGTAGGTGATGATGTGCGAGTCCTGATGGATATTAACACGTTGGTGACCTTTACGGAAGAGAAGAAGGATGATTTCTCGAATAATCAGACTGTGCGCGTCCTGGACCAGATAGGGAATGATATCGCATCCATGTTCAATACAAAGTATCTGGGCATTATGCCAAATGACGATGCGGATCGGGTGAGCCTCTGGAATGACATTGTGACCTACAATAAAGAACTGGCAAGGCTGCGGGCGATTGAGGATGTGGAGTCCAAAGAAATCACGGTAGAGCGCGGGAACAGTAAGCGGTCTGTTGTGGTGAATTGCCCGGTGACACCGATTAACTGTATGTCGCAGTTATATATGATAGTGGTCGTTAGCTGAGAAAGGAGATACATAGATGAATGATATAACCATGAATGCTTGGGAGGCAATCAGCGCAACGAAGGCAGAGTGTTTCATTACAATTGATAATGAACGGTTCCTGTTCATGCAGGCGCTAAACCTGGAGGCAAAGCTTGAAAAGGTAAAAACAGAGGTTCCAATACTTGGTCGCATGATGAAAGGCAACAAGGCCATCGGCCTGAAGGGGTCCGGTTCCGCAACATTCCATTATAATACGAGCCGTTTTAGGGAATTGATGTATAGGTTCCAGAACACAGGGAAAGACGTATATTTTGACATACAAGTGACGAACGAAGATCCATCGTCCAGTGTGGGGCGACAGACAATCATCCTGAATGATTGCAATATAGACAATCTGGTCCTGGCAAGATTTGATGCAGATGCGGAATACCTGGAGGATGAGTTTGATTTCACTTTCGAAGGATTTGAAATGCCAGAAGCCTTTGCTGATATTCCAGGAATGCAGTAGAAAGAGAGGATAAGAGAATATGGGAGATTTAAGCAGATTTTTAAAGAAGAATAAAATCAAAAAAGAAAACATGAGAATTCCGGCAACCCAGTCACTTGTGGATGAGTCGGGCGCTCCGTTATTGTGGGAAATAAGGCCTCTGACAACAAAGGAGGACAGCGAAATAAGGGATACCTGCACATCAGAGGTACAGGTCACTGGAAAGCCTGGGATGTTCCGGCCGAAGTTTGACGGGAATACGTACCTTGTCAAAATGGCTGCGGCCTGTATCGTGTCCCCAAATCTGAACGATAAAGAATTGCAGGACTCCTATGGCGTGATGGGCGCAGAGAAACTGATTGTGGAGATGATTGACAACCCTGGCGAGTTCAATGCATTCATGGATAAGATACAGGAATTCCACGGATTCAAGCAGACATTCCAGGATAAGGTGGAAGAGGCAAAAAACTAATAGAAGGGGACAGCCTGGAGGCGAATATCGCCTACTACTGTCTCCATAAGCTTCATCGGTGGCCGCATGAGTTTCTTGACCTTTCAGAGGAGGAACGGGCTTATGTGGTCGCTGCGGTAGAGACTAAAATGAAAAATGATAAGAAGAACCGTGAGACGATCAATAAGAATACTGGCAGAGGAAAGAGAAGAAGAAAACGGAGAAGGTAGTAATTGGAAAGATCCTGTGATATAATTAGGGTCATAAAATATTATACATTTGGGAGGAAATGAGTATGGCTTTAATTAAATGTCCAGAGTGCGGAAAAG